TGTCACCGAAGTCACAGCGCCGCTAACACTGCCCGTGATAGATTCAGTCGCAGTAAACGTTCCCACAGGATACGTTATAGCAATAGATGTGCTTGAGACGATGTTTGTTATTATAGCTGTTGCACCACTTGTGCCGCCTGTAATTGTTTCAGACACAGCAAAAGAAGCACTAGATGCTACAGTAATTGTCAGGGTTCCAACCGGATAAGATGACACAGACTGAGCCATGTTTAATACTTTTTGCTTGATAGTCCATAAGTTCAATCCGCGGTTAGTCCACTCCGCAAACATTAGGTTCAACGAACGACGTGCTGTCTTGATCTCGTAACCAGTACGAGCCTCTAAGCCACACCGCTCATAGGCTTCCTCGATGACTTCAGCTATATCAAGGTTAAATGTTCTGGTTCCAGAAGTCGTCATTTGTTACCCCTTCTTCGTTTTACGTTTAGCTGCGGAAACTCTGCGAGGTTTACCAGCAGGCTGTCCAAGCTTGGCTTTCTCTCTTACCTTACTACGTTTTTCAGCCGCTGTCATTTCTTTGCTTGTCTTCGGTGTTTTAGAGCTTACTCTTTTACTTGGCCGGCAATACGGGGTGTCTCTTTTCTCACCCTTCTTACGCCCACAAGGCTTACCAGATTTAACATCTACCCAGTCTTCCTTGAACCATCGTTTGAGAGCGGCTCCTTCTTTTGTTTTACGAACAGCCATTAGAACAAGTTCGTTTCTTTGCGGCGCGACTCTTGCACAACCCCACAACCACTTGCAATAAGACCACCGTTCTTTAACTTTTTCTTAACAGGGCGCTTGCGCTTAGAAGATTCTCCCCATTTGTCGGCGCCCACCTTTCGACACTTGGCTATGGCTCCGCTTGCGTAGGCGCTTGGGAAGACCTTGTACCTTGCTTTTACTTTTTTGTAACATGCGTCTTTGGGCATTATTTCTCCCCGAGGGCGGCTTGGAAATCTGTTGGCTCATTTGAGACCGGGACATTGTCATAGGTCGCCCTCCTTTGTAAAAAGTCCTGCCACATGGGCTGGATCATGTTGAAGTTTTGATCTACCTTATACACTACTACTGCCATTTGCGCGTTCATTGTAAACAAAGTAATCGCGCCCCAGCTTACAACACCAAGGATTATAACAGAAACAAAGTGATTAAGTTCAAATTTCATCTGTCTAGCACTTCCAACGTTTCCGCGCAGCCTTGCCTCTTTCCCCTGTCCAACCCTTGGAACGAGCGCAGAAAGACTTCTTACGGCCTTTCTCGCTTTTAGACTTTGGGTTAGGCGCAGGAGCTTTGAGTTTGCTACCTGTTGCTTTGTTGTATTTAGCGCGACCCTTTGCTGTAAGACCCGCACCCTTTTTAACAGACAGTTTCTCGCCACGTCCAACTGAGAGATTAACTTTTTTCTTATCAGCCATAGCAACCGCCCTAAAGATTATGCGTGGTAGAACATCATCAAGTCAAACTGCGGAACAACGAATGTAACAAAACAACCGTCTTTAAACAGTACACCCTCATCCGGCATAAACGGGTCGTCAGAAGCGTTGTCAGTTCCAATCGAGCGAAACTGAATTAGTTCTGTGCCTGTAACACCACCGTTCCGTAGGTTAGCTATTCCAGCGGTTCCGCCAGAATAAAAAGAAAACCCTTGCAAACGAGTGCGTCCTGCGAAGATTACACCTGCCGCATTAGCATTAATGCCAGCGGATACGTTTCCTGCGGGATTGCCAACCGCAGTTATGCTTGCAATTGTTTTAAAATAACCAGAACTGGTTGCTGTTCCAGCATTAGCGCCCGTAAGGTTTTCGGTAAGAGCCGCACCATTTACATCTGTGCCAACTATATTAAACGACTTTGAAGAATCGTTTCCTGCGGACAAAATTGTTACCTGTCGTGCAGAGGCGTTTGTAACGCTTCCGCCAGAAGCTAAAGCCCCGCCAATAACCAAGGCTGCGTTGTTTCCCACTGAAGTGGCTGTTGAAATTCCGTCCGCGTCTAAAGCCACCTCATCGCTGATGATGACTGGGGTTACGTCTGATCCTGCCATTTTGGCCTCCTATAGATTACAGGCGGGGCGTTAACCCCGCCAAATTAGTTATTAGGCTGCAAAAACAAACGTGCCAGTAGTACCCGCACCAAGAGGCTGAAAGTTAAACGAGATATTCCACAGACCTGCTGTTGTGCAAGTAAAGTAGATGTACGAGCCAATGCTAAACAAGTTTGTTGTTGCGCTTGCAGGAGTATACTTCAACAAAGTTTCACCCGCAGTAGACGTATCAAACACAACTGCACTGCTGGTACGGCTTTCGATAACGCTGCCTGTTTCATAAGCATCACTACCCGCACAATCAAAGCTCAAGAAAGCAGTGCCGCCAGTAGTGTCTACGGACTGAGCGTGGACAACAACAACGCCTACTGTCGCTGCTGGCAGAGTAGTAATCTGCTGTGCGCCGCCAGTGAATGGGTTGACGTTAATTCCAGCAACATAAGTAATTGTAGCACCAGTGGCTTTAGCCGTTACAGCTAGACCGTTCAGCGCGGGGCTTGCGCCACCAGACAAGATAGACCCAAGTACCGTAAGATCGCCGCCTACAGAAGCGTTTGTACCATATGTGGAATTAGTTGTCTGAGCGCCAGTTGTGGCATTGGTTGTGATGTCTTCAAAACCGTTTTGCGAACGCACTGGTCCGCTAAAAGTAGAATTACCCATGAGAATCTCCTGTCTGGGTTAAGTCAGCCGCCCAATGCGACTGTCAGGGATGCCCAAACAGTACAATAGATTTTTACAAAAAGAAAGAGGCGATCCGAAGACCGCCCCTGACTTGGGAAACCATCTTGTAGGGTGGCTACAAGACGTACCTAACTTTATGCGCCAGGTGAGCCAAACACACAACGTGGGTCACTAAAGCCAAAGCTATAACGCTCACGAGCTTTAAATCGCATGTTGCCTGTGTCGAAGTCGGCTTCCATGTTAGTTGCAAGAGCCATCCGCTCATAGTGGATAAGACCACGGGGAGCATCGGTTAGCAGGAAGAACGCGTCCGTGTCAGTCAGGAAGTCGTTGACGGCATAACCATCAGGCAACATACCCATTGAGCGAAGTGCGTTTGTGTCGTTGTCAGAAGTTCCGACGCGGAGGTTAGAAACCATCAAACGCTCTGCAACGAATTGCAGTTGACGTGGGATAATAAGTTTCAAACCGCGTAGAGCGACCTTCAAACCACGTTCGTCAACAAAACCAGCGATGTTGATCAAAGCGTCTTCCAAGGAAGTTTCGTTCAGATCAGCAGCAGTTGATGGTTCGTTGGCGAAAGTGCCACCGTTTGTAAGCGGGTGATCAGCAGCGCAAAGTGCAACACCGTCTCCGCCAGCAGATGCACCAGCGGTGAACGCATTGTTCAGTACCGCAGCGGCCTTAACCTGCTTAGTGTGGGCCATCGAACGAGCAAGGGCGCGTGTGTAACGACTGCCGAGGCGGTCATACAAGTTGTCCTCGATTGCTTCCTCAGTAATTGAGAACGCAAGTGCGATGGTTTCGTGGTTGTACCGAGCAGTGAATGCTTCACCCGCGTCGTCGAAGTTGACGGCGGAGCCTTCCGATTTAGTCGGCGCTGCGCCGAACCCGGATAGCATAACTTCTTCCTCGAATGCTCTATCTGAGGACTCAGTACTATAGATTTCGGAGTGCTGATTTTCGTAACGATCATACTCCATTCCAAACAAGGCGTTGAGACCTGGTTCAAGCTCTTTCGCTAGTTGTGCGCGTGAAATAGCCATGTTTTAGACCTCCTTATACGCCGGTCGTAGAAACAGTACCCGCTGCAATGGAGCCAGTAGGCGCATTGAAGTGGTTGTTTATACGAACGATTAGTGGAATACCAGCAGCAGTGAAGTCAGCATTGTCGGGGTCATTTTGGACACCCATAATGCGTAGAGCCAATGTGTTGGTAGCTGCGATTGTGTTCAGATCCGCTGTAGCAGAAGACATGCCAGTAGAAGTAGATCCACTGTTGCCTGTTGCAAACGCGATGTTCGCAAATACGGCAGCACGAATTTCCGTTTCAGTGTTGGCCGCAGCCACTACGTTAGACGTAGCAATTGTGAACAACTGATTTGGGTCATCATACAAAAAGGCTTTGACAGGGAATGTAGAATCCGCGCCTGATCCAGGCCAAAAATTGCCGAAGACCGTTTCACCAGTAGTCGAAGAGACATACTCACATCCGCCGAAAACACCCACGATTGATACGTTACCACCGGCCGCAGCCTGTAGATCGTCAATCACACCACCAGCTAACGGGATAACCGCCATGCCGCTGAAGATTGGGTTGCTGTTGTCGGACGCAATTCTGTACTCAGTCATACCGGTCGAGTTGGTCGCTTGACCAATCTTACCAATGGGTTTTAGCCCAAAGGAACCATTAGAATTTGCCATTATAGCACCTCAAGTTACTCGGAGTCTCTTGGTGATCCTCCGAAAGTTACACGACTTTGCCTATTATTACTAATCGGCATCGAAGGATGTTGATCCTTCATTAAGTCCTGATCGACAGCAACCATCTGTTCTCGGGTCCGGGTCCCGTAATACGCGGCTCTTTCATTGGCGGTCTCGACAGGCATTCGACACAACATCAGTCCACCTTGTCCTATGACGCCTTGATACCTGCCATCATCGATGACTGGGGCTTCATAGTCTGGATACTCGTCTTTACGGACAGGCTCCCATCCTTCTCGTAGTTTGGCATGGACATTCATTTTGTCCTCCTCACCACGCATGGCAACTCTAATCCAACGATGCACAAAGCCTACAGGGGGCTCTGGCGCTTCAAGGTGACTGGGCGGTGCCCAGGGTTTTCTGCGCGATTCTGTTTCGCGGGATGCGCTTTTACGCGCGGTTCTTGTATCTGTCATTGCTTAATCCTTCACATACTTAGCGTACTGTTCAAGAGGGACACCGAGCTTCTTCGCTATTGCGACTTGTGAATGCGTCAGCTTGACCGACCTGCGCCCCTGTTTGGTGTTGCGGGATGCGGAGTTACCAGCGGATGCGACCTGGTTACCTCCTCCCGATTTCTTAGTCGTAAACTTCTGAGGAAATTCCGTCCGAAGCCTGCGATCAATTTCACTATAGTAGTCTTCTGTCTGCGGGTCAAACCCTTCTTCTTCCACCAACCTTCGGTGGAATGTAAACGCAGCTTGGGTCATGATCTCGTCTTCCCCAAACCATTCGTTTTTCTCGGCCCAACCTTCGGCCCTAGGATCTGCTTTTCTAGGGGCCTGTTGCACCGGTTGGCTCTGGGTCTGTTGTTGAGCAACCTGTTGACGCTCAACAGCCACCTTTTGCTGTTGATCCACTCTCTGCTTTGCCGAAGCATACTTTTGTTTGTCCACGGCGATTTGAGTGAGTTGTTCTTGAGCGGCCAGTAACCCATCAGAATCTCCCGCATCATACGAGTTTTTATACGCGTTCTTTGCGGCCTGTTCTTGATGACCCAAACGATTGCCATACTCACTGAGATACCCAGTATCCACTTGTTGGACTCGGGACTTCAGTTGGTTGTTCTCGTTTAGAAGTTGTTGCGCTACCCGTACCGCTTCTTCACGATCGCGTTCCGCATTCTTATTACGCTCAGTTAATTTCTTAATTCGTTTCTGAACGTTTTTGCTATAATCCTGTAGCTCTCCGTCGTCGCTGTCACTAGCGACGGCAACTCTTTCTTTAGAGCTACTATCATCCGAGCTACTATCAGGCGTTGAAGTGTCATCGCCCTCTGTCTCTACAATGATTTCTTGTTCTTCTTCAGACATTTAATTCTCCAATTCCTAAACGTGCTTAACGTCATCTGGTTCAAGTAGTGTTGCGATCACCTCATCGTCGTTAATGATGCGAACTTCACCACCGTCAATCTTAAAGCGGGAGCCGGAGTACCTACCTATGCAGACCCACTGGCCGGCTTCACACCAAGGTGTGGGTTCTGGGCCAAACTTGTCAGGATCTTTATAGGCAAGAGGCCCTAACCGTAAAACGTAGCTAACCACAGTAGCAACAGATTCCCGCTCACGCACCTCGTCAGGTATATAAAGACCAGATGCGGTCTTAGATTTACCTTGGTACGGCATAACAAGAATCCGCCAACCCGTTGGTTGCGGAAGTCTTTCGATTAAAGATTTGTCTATGAGTGAAGGGTCTAAGACCCTGGCGTCAACATATGCGCTCTCAACAGAGGAATCATCAGAGGCTTCCGCCTTGCGATCCTTGTTCATTTTCTGCGCGACATGGTCAGGAAGATATAATTTCTTCGACATGATCTGCGTTATTCTCCAGCAGGGCCCTGATTTCAGTCCTAGTGAAAGAGAGGCCCCGTATCTCTCCCACCATCATCTTATATGTTTCCCAATCTTTGGCATTGCCTTGGGAAAGAGACTCGGCTATTTCTAGCTCGCGTTTCTCCAACAACCTATACATATGTTTTGCGAAGTCAACAACATCCATTATAGGAT